ATGCTCGCCTTTGCCGATAACGATATTGCATCAATCGGTACAAGTGCAGCGACCGAAATTGCCAAGTTTGCCGTGCTGATTACCGCAATCGGCACAGCCGTATTGTCTGTAATCGTTTTGATTCAAGGCTTCCGCATGGCATTCCGCATGACCAAAACTGCGAGCTAAACCAAAGGGGGCTACTGAATGGGTTACAGAATCGGCTACCAATGCTTCGTCAACAGCGAAGCAGCGCATGACTATCTACTCAGTCAGCAGCCCCCAACCATAACCGCAGAAGGCTTACTCATTCGCCCCGTAAAACAAGGGCAAGATTGGTACTTAAACGGTCAAAAAATCCAATTAAGTTTCCCCGAATGCAGTTTGGAAGAACAAGTAATGCTAGGAGCAGAACTTGCCGCCCCAATTATCGGAATTGTATCCCTGATATTTCTGTTCAGGCAGGTATACAGCCTAATCCGCAGCATGAGCGAACAAGACGAGAAACCCCATGATTGACATATGGACGCTATACAGCTTTTTTGCCCTAATGTTGATATTGAAGCTATTCATCTAGCAAAAGCGCAATGAGCGTGTTACATTCAACCCTTTAACAACAGCAGCGAAAGGCTGCGAAAGGGTTTGAAATGTTTAAAGAAATGCTGATTATGATTGCTGCGGCAATAGCTGGAAACTGGTTATGGAAAAACAAAATTTTTTCAGATTGGAGTATTGGGCAACAAATCGGTTTGCTTATTTTTCTTTTTGTTGCATATATAGTTTTAAATGTAATTTTTGAAAATTTTGAAACGCATTCATCAAATGAAAATGATGACAGCGATATATTTTTTGACAATGCCCCTAATCCCGCTCCACCGCCAACAAACCCACCCACTTCCGAACAAATAGAATTTGTGGAATTTATGAAACAGCGGCGAGAAAAGGAAAGAGAAAAAAGTGTAGTCCGTAGAGAATGAAAAAACTATTTTTAGCCTGTGCCCTTATCCCTTGCATCGCCTTTGCCGATGGCGGCTATAACCGCAACGGTTTAAAACTCGTTGTGCGGGATGGTCGTTATACTTATGAATACGATAGAACACGCGACATGAGCGGGCTGTCGCAAAAACTGCGCGGTAGCCAGTTTCACGGCAGTACAACGCTTCCCGCTGCAGTAGTGGGCAGCAATGGCGCGCAATCTGCAGATGCTATCCCTGCGGCATATCGGGTAGTAACTGACAAAAGAAAGGTATTTGCTAGCTTATTATCCAAAGCTAGGGCAGCGGGACCGTATATTGCTAAAAAAGGTGTTGGTTTTTTGGGTGGTGCTGTGAGATTTGGCTTATATTCATTAGCCTATGAGTTAGTTAAACACGCCATCTTTGGTTCAAAATTCTCATGGAATAACGAACGCAACGATTTCGTCCGTCCCGCCGACGACAACACCTATGTTGTTGTTGCTACAAAAGTAATAGGTTCATCAACTGTTGGAATATCCGTTACTTCTCATGAATTAGATAATATCTGTAATAAAATGGAAGGTGGATGTAATTTGATTGATTATTCGAAAGGTTTAGATGCTGCAATGGCAGCAGCTAATAACTATTGTAAAGGCATAACTTTTAAAGGAAGCGATGGTGTTATTCATAATTTTGAAAGAATGGGTAGCTGGGGTGGTCGTTGTTATTCAGAAAAATACAATACAGTTTCTAATCTTGGTGTAGCGATCTACAAGTACGTGGACTACGTCCCCATGACGCTAGACGAATTCATTGAAGAAGGCACACCCGAAGCCACCGCAGCCCCTGACGAATGGGTACGCACATCAGAAGTAAAACCCGACGGGGAGCCTAAAATAATGGTAACAGACGGCACAGTCGCCCAATCCCGCCCCTACACCGACCCCGCAGATGGCAAAGCCAAACAAAGCAAATGGACGTTTAATAGCGATGGTTCAGTCAAAGAAGAAATAACCAACCGCCCTGATTTAACCCCCGATGGCCCCCAAGCTCCAAAACTAGATCCTAGCCAAGTTCCTGACAAAAAAACCGACAACCCCGACAAAAAGACGCAACCCGCATCCCAACCTGCGCCGATAGATTTGTGCAAAGAACATCCCGATATTCTCGCGTGTGATACCGTTCCCGACAAACCTACGACAACAGATACAGAGTTTGATATTCCCAAAGAAGAAATCCCACTCAAATTTACACCTGACAACGTCTTTCCAACGGATGGCGTATGTCCCGTTCCTGTGCAATTTCAGGCATTCGGTTCAACCTTTGGATTTAGCTTACAACCAGCGTGCGATTTAGCCAGTATGCTACGTCCAATGATTATTGCGTTTGCTTGGCTCGTTGCTGCATTTTTTTGCGCGCGCACTATTCGTGAAAGTTAGGGGGAAATATGAAATTTCTAGCTGCTCTAATACCCATGTTGTTAAGTGGCTTGGGTACACTCGCTGGCAGAATCATAGCGGCGTTTGGCTTATCGGCTGTAACCTATGTAGGTTTAGAAGCGTTGATTTCAGGATTCAAAGAGCGCATCGCCGCGTCTGTACAAGGCGTTCCTGCTGGTCTATTACAAATCTTTTATATTTCAGGTGGTGGCACGGTGCTTAATATCTTTCTAGGCTGCCTAACCTTTATTTTAACGTTTAAGACGTTAACCAAGTTGATGCCAACAGGCAAAAAAGGCTAGCGAAGCGATAAAGGAAAGACAATGGCACAAATTGTTCTGGTAACAGGTAAACCAAGAATTGGTAAAACAGCCTTTGTTGTAGAAATGCTGATGTTTGATGATTATTACAAAGGTCGCAAACTATTTAGCAATATTAATGGGCTAGAAATACCACACCATAAACCACCTGAAGGACATAGCTGGGAAGATTTAAACGTATGGCTACAATGGAAAGAGAATATTGGCTCTGTTGTTGTATTTGACGAAGTACAAAATTTATTTCCTGCTCGCCCTGCTGGCAGCAAGATGCCTGATAAAGTAGCTTGGCTTAATGTACACGGGCATTCGGCGATTGATTTAATTTTGATTACCCAATCGCCGAAAATCATAGACATCAACCTGCGTGAAGTAGTCGGTAAACACATTCATATCGCCGCTAACAAAATGGGGGGATTAACGCGTTTAGAGTGGAATGAAGTTGCATTAAATCCTACTGCCCAAGCAAAGAATGCGTTATCTAGTAGCCATAAAATCCGCGAAGAAGTCTTTCAGTATTACAAATCAGCAGAAGCCCATACGGGGCACGGTCATGTTAAATCACGCTGGTATTATGTGATTATTGCCATGCTTATTTTTATCCCGTTTATCTTTGGTTTAGTAGGTTTTATGGGTTATCGCATGTATCAAGGCTATAAAGTCAAAGCGGGTATGGTAGCTGAAAACAGCGATAACCAAAGCGCATCTAGCCCAGCCACGCTTACAGGCAACATAGAGAATTTAAAACAAAACGCTATTCCACAAGTCAATCAAGGCGCAGATTTAAATCCTGATATGTTTGTGCCCACTTTGGCAGAGCGTCCAGAGTCCAAACCGCTTTACAACAGCGTTCGCCAAGTCAAACAATATGAGCGCATCGCCGCGTGTATCAAAGGCGGAAAAACAGGTTGTACCTGCTATTCTGATCAAGCAACCAAGCTAAAAGAAATTAGCAAAGAAGCATGTTTAGAATATGTAGAAAACGGCTTGCCGTTCGATCCTTTCCGTGAGCCAATGCAACAAAACACATACGCGCAAAACAAAAGCATAGGGCAGCCTGAAAACGCATCCAGCAATCAAATCTTGGAATTGGACGGCAAGCCTTTACCCAGTTTAACCGCAGGGCGTTCAGAAAGGCTTGCCGTAATACAATAGCTAAATAATAAGCTAATATAAAATATACATAAAATGTATAGTTCATAAAAATATAATGAAATATGCAATTAGCTGAAAGATATTATTTTTATATTGCTTTTACGTTTCTAACCCAGTAAAATTTAAAACTGCACGACACCCGCAAAGCTGCCTTGGTTAAGCCATGACAAAAGATTGGTGCGTGCAGTTTTTCTTTTGACACAAAACATAACAGTATCATTGGCAAAAAGCCATCATTGCAAGGATTGCAAAACATGCACTATCTAGGATTAGACATTTCAAAGAACACAATAGATGTTTATTCAGATGCCGGCGGTCATCTCAAAATTGACAATACCATGCAAGGCATTCAAGAACTATTAGCGCATCTACAAACAAATGGATTAAATCAAAAAAATACACAAATCTGCTGCGAAGCAACAAACATCTATTATTTACTTGTTGCCACAACACTACATCAGAATGGCTATGCTGTTTCCGTGGTCAATCCACTTGCCATAAAAGGCTACGCCAAAATGAAGCTAAAACGCATCAAGACAGATAAGCAAGATTCAAAACTGATTGCAGAATTTGCCGAAAAAGAAAATCCACCAACATGGCAACCCAATAACGAAGCCAGTACAGCTATACAATCACTTCATCGCAGGACAGAGCAGTTAAATGGTTTACTCGTTTCAGAAAAGAACCGAAAAGAAACAGCAGATGAATACACAAAAGCATCTATTGAAAAAATGATTGAAACGATAGAAGAAGAGTTAGAAAAAATCAGAGATAAAATTCAAACTATTATTGAAAACGATGAGCAGCTAAAAGCAAAACAAAAAATTCTCTCCACCATTCCCGGCGTAGGCAAAAACACCGCGCAAATCCTACTATCCGTTCTCGTTGATTTAGACAAATTCAGAACAGCAAAACACTTAATCAGCTACTTGGGACTATCGCCCATTATCAGAGACAGCGGCAAATACAAAGGCGTGCAAAAAGTCTCAAAAATGGGCGATAAAACGTTACGAAAATCGCTGTATATGCCAGCCAGAGCAGCCTGTACAAGAAGCAAGCTATGGCGCGGTTGGTTTAATGAGCAAGTCGCAAGGGGCAAACACCCAAAGCAAATCTATGTCCTGATGATGTGCAAAATCGTCAAATACGCCTATGCCGTGATTAAAACAGGCCAGCCGTTTGACGAGAATCGGCACAAACCAGCGTAAAACAGCAGTTTAAACTGTTGCAAAAAAGCGGCAGCCGATGGCTATCGCTGCCTTACTGTTGCTTGCGTTTTTAAAAAGTTCTTGACTTTCGATTACGGTATCTTTCCCTTATCCGCTGCGCGTGTACAATACGCCTTTTCCCGCAACAGCAAACCCAGCAACATGAAACCGAACAGCCTCACGCAGCGCCCCATCGGCGTATTCGATTCCGGCGTCGGCGGGCTCACCGTGGTGCGCGCGCTGATGGAGCGGCTGCCCAACGAAAACATCGTTTATTTCGGCGACACCGCCCGCGTGCCCTACCGCGTGGAATCGCGCAGCACCATCGAAACCTACACCGCCCAA